CCTTCGAGTTGGTGTCCTTTGGGCCAAACCTTGCCCTGATCCGCCCAGTAATTTTCACCTATCTTATCAAACTTAAACTGTTCATGTGTTCGCTGATCTATTACCTCGATGTCATATCCGTCATTTTCAACTATAGGCAGTGCAACGTTAAGATGCGCAAGGAACCCGTTTCCTCCTATACCAAAGAAACTAACAGTTCCGTCCCATCTACCTAATTTAAACGCAGGCATATGGCGTGCATATGGAAGATCATATTTAAGTTTATTAACAATCTTGCGCCTAGTCTCAACGGCAAGACCTTCAAACTTAACATTCACTTCGTCTTTTATAATTAACTTACAATTCAATTATGTCTTCCTTATTTTTTACTGGTTTAAATTCGCCAACATTAATAACACAAGGATGATGCTTGAACAGCGACCTTGAAACATTATTCAATGACGGAATTAAATCATTACTAGCAACTATTATAACATCATTTTCCTTTTTAAACAACCACTTTGCTGGTTTATGTTGGAATATTAAGAATTTAGCACTATCAATTTTCCCACCAAACTTGTTTTTGCTCACCCATTCATTAAATTCTGGATCCTCCTTGTTAGAGGTTCTAAAGCAAATTCTAAAATCGGATCTTTCATAACCAAGATTATCAATATTTTGGGCAAGTTGCTTGATCCAGTCTAAACCATCGCTAGTTCTTTCTAACAAAATACATACTTTACCGTCAGTTTGATAACACAGTGTTAAAAATTCTTCCATGGTCTTTACCCAAAACTTATTGGTGGGAGAGGATGCAATTTTTTCTATAAAATTTTTTGGTTTTCCACTATAAAGGTATCCCATATTTTTAGCCAATAGTAAATCATTGCTAATTTTTCCTGTTTTATGTCCTTCGAAGTATTCAATCGTGGTTTCGTTGGCATTCTGCAATACCACAGTTCCATTGCTGATTATGGAAATGGGTAAAAACTTGTTTTCGTTGTTCCAAATTTCTTCCATTGACTCAACAGCACTTATGAAACTAGGATCAAACTCAAAATCATGTTGCCTACAGAAGGTTTGAATCTGAATTAGATTGGATTCATACAACTGCATTTCTCTAACCTTTTTCTGCGGATTCCAAATGCCGCCACCTCTGCTATTTTCCGAAGTAACAAACTCCTTTTCGAAATCATCTTTTAGATTAAAAGGAAATTTTAAGCACACGACCGGTGATCCGTGGAAATTTTTATCAATCCATACCTTTCTGGATGTGTCAATTACCCTGAAAGGATTGCGCCACTGTGGTAACTCAAGCATGTTCTCATAATCATAGACTGGTTTTAGCACGTTCCTATACTTGTTTAAAATTTTAAGAACGTAGTCGGCCTGTTTCTTGGTTAATGCTTGTCCTTCATTTATTTTTGTGTAAAAACTTACCGCCGCACTCCTGTCATGTGGCTGCATGTATAGATTTTCATAGCGCATGGTGTCTATAAATTTTAGGAAAATGTCTTCTATGTAACGTGGATCATTCATAATACTATTATACGATACCTATTACAGAAAATCAAGTGTTTATTTGTTTTTCTAGTAAATTTTCTAATCGTTTGATTGGAATGCCCTTGCTTATTTCGTCAACTGTCCATTCGGTATGTGAAAGTTTGACGATCCACTCTTCTCTATCGGGCAGTGTGGGGTCAATTATGTTTTCAATGCTATCCGAAACTGGAAAAGCAAGACTCGATTCGTGACTTATTACAGGAGTACCTGCAAGTGCTGCATGTATTGTGGGTCCGCTGTTGTGATTTATCACACAATGATAATTGTAATCAATATCAAAGTCGTCATATGTTCCTGTTAATTTTTTTGGTGACTGTCTATACACATTTTTAAATTCGTGTTCGATTCCTGGCATGGGTGATCTCGGATGAGGACGTATATTAATTTTCATGTCTGTCTTTTGTCTAATTTTTTCTATCATACTCAGAGTCCAGTTGGTCATGCTGGGCATGTTTTCCCATTGTAGGCTCTTGTCATGCTGTGTTGCAATCAATATTTCTTGTTTTCTATTTAGATTAATGGGGTTGATATTAATGCCTAATTTATTTGGTCTATCACTATCTAAATTAATTGTATTTCCAAATTCTCCTAAGCCATTAATATGATTGAGACATATTCTCCATGTGGTGTTTCGGAACAAGTTACCAACTTCAATAATTATTATAGGTCTTTTGTTTTTACGGCAGGTCTCATACACCAATTTGTTTGGTGCCATTCTTCCATTCCATAAAACTGACCAAATAACGGCAACATCCTCGCCGCCATCAACGATGGAATGCCCCAGTCTTTTTAAACCCTGAGCAAAAGCATCAAATACAGGAGGGCTGTTTAAGGCACCATTTTCACGATATAGTTTAAAGCGCATTTTTTTCCATAAATAACGTAGTATTTAACTGTATGATATGTCAAAGTTTAAAAAAAGAATTACCAAAATGTCAGGAAAAGGCGGAGATGCATTGGTCATTGGTTCGGCCTTTGGTTATCTGCATGAATTATTTGATATGTACAACACTGTGTTTGTCCATGATAGAATTCATCCTGAAATAAAGGAAAGGAATTTAGTTTTTAAATCTGAGATTAGATCTATCGTTCAGTTAAGCACGGTTAAAACGGTTTTTATTGACATTGAGTGGATTAATACTTTTAATTTAATAACACCCATACTAACAAGATCAAGGCCAGTACTAATAGTTCAAGGGAATGATGTTGTTCCCAAGACTGAAACAGGAAATTTATATAGAAACGGTTATAGGGCAGTTGCCCAAGGAGGACTGTTTCACATATGGAAGAAAACAGAATGAGTATATCAGTAGTAACAACATTTCATAAGGCAGGGTATGACCTATATGGTAAGAGAATGATTAGATCATTCTTACAAAACTGGCCAGCAGAGATAAAATTGTATGTCTATGCTGAAGATTGCCAAGTTGAAGAATCAGCACCAAACTTGATAGTCAAAGACCTTCACGAATCCAGCAAAGAACTGGTTAATTTTAAAAATACTTGGAAGCATGTTCCCAAAGCCAATGGAGATGTTACCAGTGATCCCGTAAGAAGCAAGCGCAAGGATTCTGGAAAGGGATTTAAATGGAATGCAATAAGATTTGCTCATAAAGTTTATAGTATTTTTGCTTGTGCAAAAGAATGTAACACTGATTGGTTAATGTGGATGGATGCAGATACCTTTTGCCATAGTCCTATTACACAAAAGGATCTGGGTAGATTCTTGCCAGGAAAACAGGAACTATGTTTCTTGGGACGCAGAGGAAAATACAGTGAGTGTGGCCTATATGCCATGAGATTAAACTCTCAAAATACCATTGATTTTTTAAATGAATTCCAGCGTGTGTATGATCAAGCAGAAAACAATGGTATATTCCAAATGGCAGAATGGCATGATAGTTTTGTTTTTGATGAAGTAAGAAAAAGATTGCCACAACTTAAACAGCATAACTGGAGTGCAATGCTAGGAGACCTAAGACCAAGACCCGGCATGAGTTCGGGTGAAGGACATCCCTTAATTAACTGTGAATGGGGTGCTTATCTAGATCATCTAAAGGGAAATAGAAAACAAACTGGTATGAGCAAAAGAGATGATCTAAAGGTAGAGCGAACCGAGCCTTATTGGCAACAGTTTAAATAAAATTCCTAAAAAATTGCCACGCTTCGCCGGATCTAAGTTCATCAAAGTTCCAATGGCACATCGATAATCTTTCTACCCATTGCTGTCTTTCCGGTAGATTAGGATTTTCAATTTTATTAATATCCAAGTTAGCAACTTCCTTGGTTTGGCTGTATTCAGGATGAAGATCCGTTAAAAATGCAGGAACTCCTTCTATGATACTAGCAACACTGGGACTGCTATTGTAGAGTACCGTTGCCCATGCATTGCGCAAATCATCCTTGATGTTTGTGCTGGTACTAATTCTCACATCATTATGCATTAACTTAAGATATCTTCTCCATTTTTTATCGCCAGGATGGGGTCTAACAACTATAGGTCTTTTTGTGAGAGTTTTTAGTTTTGCTATGGTATTGTTTGCCCATGTATTAACATCAAGCCCGCGCATGCTCCAGCCACCATTTCTCTGCAGGCAGATTAATATATGATTACCCTGTGTGCGCCATGGCTTTAATTCTAAACCAAGATTAGCACTTATTTTTTGCCATCTAGTAGGATCTATTTCCTTATCGAAATAAAATCCTGTGGTTGGAAATACTCCGTCAAAACTATATCGTAGATAAGTTTTTGTATTGCCAGGATCAGCATAAAGGAAGAGATTACTATCAACTATTAAGGATCTTTTGTTATTTGTTTTTTGTAAATTTATTACATTTTGTCTTAATTGTAAATGAGGTGCATGCTTTCCATGTTCATGAACAAATCCTTGTATCAATGCAACATCACAAGGAATAGGATTCATGTCACGGTGCGATATGCCAGTGTCCCCACTTGCATTTACTCCTTGAATGAAGTTATCTAAAATGAGGGGCTTTTCTGGATTATTGTTTTGTGGTGGTATTCCTGCATAATACGCTACTGCCGTTAGATTAGACATTACTATACTTCCTCAATAATTTAATTGCTGTTCCATTCATTAATTCTTCTTTGGTAAATTGCTGGTAACTCAACATACACAACCATTGTGCTAAATTACCGTAGAATAGATTATTAATATCCTTTATTTTATTTCTTGTAACTGGATTGGTAACATGCTTATCAAGTGTAATTGCCGGTATTCCAGCCCAGATTGCTTCAGTTGCAGCATTTGAATTAATGCTTATTACACAATAGAAATCATCATTTAATAATTCCTCGAACAATGGCTTTCTTTCTCTTAGCGGTGCCTTTTCTCTAAATTTGATAGGCTTGTCAGTGTATTGCCTTAGTTCCTTTTCAATTTCGTATCTCCATGTCTTAAGATCACAATGAAAAATACCAGCAGCAAACGGACCAGGTTCCATCACATAAATGATTTCACCGTTTTTTCTCCATGGCACAGGAAACTTTTTAAAGTTTTCTAATCTGTTTGTAGGAGCATCAAAGAATTCACCATAATGAAGATGACTTCTCACTAGCCTATGCCATTTCTTATTCGGTTCTAAAAAATTTGTGTATCCGCTATCTATAAACCAGAAAGGATACTTGTTATCAATTTTAGTTACTAGAAGATCTTCGTTACCAACAGTATTTCTAATTAAACAATCTTCCTGGTAATTGTTAAAATCCTTTCTTCGAATAAACTCTCCGTTAGCATCTAGATTAAGTCCGGTACCCTTAATAAAATCTCTAAAAGGGCTTTTCTTATAGGCTTCAAAAATTTTATCCTCTCCAATTCTTTCAATTAAAGAGTTTATATTTTTGTGTATTCCTTCAAACGTTCTTTCTCGTTCGTTCTTAATTCTTTTTTCAATATTTTCTCTCCATTCGATTATGTCCTTTCGAACGGCCTTCATTAATTTTTCTTTAAACTTTTTCTTACGAACAAAATCTTCTTTAAAATTTCTAAGTTTCTTAGGCTCAGTTTTACTCCACAGTTCAAATCTTTCTCTCCACTCCATGTGGTACGTTGTCATGTGGCGTGTTTGTATCTGAGTGTTTTTAAATTTTTCAACTAGATCAATGCTGTTGTTAAGGAAGTGTGCAATTTCCTTATCATTTAATAATAGTTTCATGAGTACCTTTCCACAAGTTTATATGCCGTTCCATCTTCCATTTCTTCCATGGTAAATTGACCGTACGCAAGATTATGGCATTGCTTTTCTATGAGATCTGCTGTTGGTTTAAATGGGTTTGCTAACTGTGATAAATCAGTCGAAGCAAGTGGTGTGGCAGCACAGGGTACTGACACGAATGCAGGAACTCCATATACTATTGATTCTAATGCGGCTATGCTGTTAAATGCTACTGTTGCATAAACACCTTCATCCAAGGCATCATAAATCGTGTTAGTATTTCTTTCTCGTCTTGTTCCTTTTATTCTTTCAACAACTGGTAGGTCAGTGTATTGAGAAATCTTTTCTTTGGTTTCTTTAACCCATTTGTCATAATCAACATCATAATACTTGCAGGCCTTTGGGTTGGGCATTACCAACAAGATTTTTTTATCATAATTTTTCCACCCATTCCATTTTAATCTAGGATCATCTATCACTAGACTATTAAATCTATCTGCCGGAACGTCTCTTAATTTTGATAATTGATTTTCATTCTTAACAACCCTGTTCCATTTTTTCTTTCCCTTGGGGTCATTCTTGCTAGGAAAGTTTCCTAAATATCCTGTATCCACATACCAGAAATCTCTACCGGTCTCAATGCATTTATCAACTGCCTTTTTTCTCATCACACCTCTTACAACCAAACCCTTTTGTGTTTGTTTTTCATCAACGGTTAGGTTGCCCATTGAACCTGCTACCAGTGCGTTTTCTAATATTAGATCAGATTTCATTATTGTTTTGCTTCCATCATATCATGCAGTTCCTTTTTCCATAAATCATGATATTCGCAATATCTATAGTTTTCAAACCAAGGTCCGCCTTCTGTATAGTGTATTAGTTTAGGTTTGCCGTCTTCCGGTTCCTTATACCATCCAACTAGCCAATTCCATTCATGACTCAGTTGTCCAATCTCTTCGTCCTTTAACCAACTAAATCTGTGGAGATATTTTCCTGTTGTGCTAGGATCATTAACTAGTTCCATATCAATTTTTTTATTACTAGGATGTCCGCAATTCCAAAGCACTACTGAACTCCAATTTTTTCTTGGATATATTGTTTGTGTTTGTCCATCCATCTTCTGCCCTTCTTTGGGAGTGTAATCGTGATGAACACACATTACAGCATACTTGTCATCTGCTTGATCAAAAAGTTCCTTAATGTCCGTGGTAAGAATCATGTCACAATCCATGAATACTGCCCAACCATTAAAATTACACAATTCAGGTATTAGGAATCTACTAAAAGTAAATTCAGTTGATCCTAGTTTATCTGTATCTCTCTTGTACCAGCCCTTTTCTCTCAGTTCGGTTAGTTTAAGTGGTCTTACATCAACATCCTTGTTTTTTGAGATAATGCTGTGCTTACATACCTGCCATGCAATATCTTCTCTAGTATCGTATCCTACAAATACTTTCATTGTTCCTCCAATAGCCTTTTCGCTGCACCTGATTTAAATTCATTAACATGGAATTGGCCATATGATAAATGGCATGCCCACGCATATAATTTATCGCTGTTAGGATAATAAGGACTGTCTATTTTAGATAAATCCTTTAAACCAACAGGACTTGCTGCATTTGCTGGCGCTAGTGTAAAGACGGGTATTCCGTGAAACACAGATTCAACTGCGGCATTAGAGTTAAATGTTACCAACGCAAATACATCGTTGTCTAATGCTTGTTGTAAGGTGTTTGTTAATCTGTGTATTCTGTTTTTGTTGCGCTGTCTTATTTCAACGGGCCTATCCGTGAATTTTTTTATTGTATTAACAGTATCCTCAAGCCATTGATCCAGTTCTAAATTGTAAAACCTGCAGGGCTTTTCATCGGGTGCTGCTACTAGGATTTTTCTGCCATTCTTTTTCCAAGGAAGAAATGTTTTTCCAAATGTTTTAAACCTATTGTCTGGTCTATCTATAATTTCTCCGTGTTGTAAATCATTTTTTACTATCCTGTGCCAATACTTCCATCCATTAGGGTTTCCAGCAGTTTTTTCATTACCGAAATATCCCGTATCCATGTAATAAAAATCTCTAGCATCTTCCCAACATTTGTAGATGATTTTCTTTTTGAGTATGCCTCGCAGCATTATTGGATTGTCAGAAGCATCATAATCGAATTTATTTGTGTCAGTCGTTTTTGCCCTGACTCCCTTGGCAAATTGATTTACATAGACATCTTGATTGTCCTTGCTAAGGTAAATCCAATCACTCATCTTCTTTCAATATCCTCTTCTATACATTCTTGTCCGTATTGAACTTCTAAAATATGTGCATGTTCTGTTTCGGATGGGTTAGACGCTTGGTGCCAAGTGCCTACTGCAATATCATATCCTCTTGTAAGAGCGTCTAGATGAACTATGTCTTTTCTTTCTTCGTGTTCAGTTTCCATTCTAACAGTTCCTTTTAGAACATACCAATGCTCGGAACGTTTAAAATGACGTTGGTCTGATAAGCTCTTTCCTGGTTCTATAACCAGCTCTTTTACCTTAAAACCATTCTGTGGTTGGTTGTCTAAAACTCTGTACCAACCCCATAGTCTTTTGGTCTTAGGAACCTTCCATTCTTCTAATATCCAACTTGAACTATTCTTTTTATCTTCTCCGCCAACGCCAAATTCAAAAGTCAAGTTATCATCTTGAATATCCATTTCAGGAATATTTTCTGCTGTTCTATCACCACCATTGGCAAATATCAAATGTGCATTTGGATAGTGGGCTCTAACCTGTTGTATAAATGCTTTGGCTGTATTGTCATCATCTACGAATGTAAATGTTTCATCAACCATTTTAAGATTATTAACGATAGCAAGGCGTTCGTTCCAGGGCATAAATGCTCTACCTTTCTTACGCTCTAACCAATCGTCGGAATTCAAACCTACTACTAGTTTATCACCTAGTTCTTTTGCGGCTCTGAAGTAAGCGATGTGTCCTGAATGTATGGGATCAAACCCACCTGTTACTAATACTATGGTTTCCATAGTACTATTTATATGGGTAGTTTATTATGAAAAATATTATTGGTTATTATAGTGAAGCGTCATCTAAGCCGGCAGTTCTTAGTTTAACAATGTTTGATAACTGCCATTGCTTGATGTCAAGACCCTTAATAATGCCCAACCATTTGTTTCTTAGTAGGGCAAATTCGTTGATGATCTTTTCAAAATCTACAACATCGGCTTCGCCATCAACGAATTTTTCAGCATCTCTGGAACTAAGTTGTCTTTGATAATTTTCAACATATTTCCTAAAATGTCCTGCTCGTAATCGGCGAAGCTCGATGTTTAAGTATTCTAGTATTGCTTCAATTTCCTGAAGTTGATTAAAACGAGTTTCAACAATGGCTGGCATGGTTGCTGAGGCAAGTTCGATTCTACCCTTGATGTTAGTTTCTCTCTTTGCTTCCAATAATTCGGATTCAAAATACTTTACTGCATCCGGAATTGTTGAAATATCCTTAGAAACCTTATCGTACCAATTTACCATTATTAATATTCATCCTCATCATCTTCTATTTCTTCCTCGTCAATGGCATATTCTAGAGCACCATCTAGGTATGTGCATATTCCAAACAGTCCTTCTAGAACATTCTCACTGACACCGTGATCTAATAGAGTGGTTACAAACTCCGTAGCCACGTCTTTCTTTTGTTGTTCAGGAATGTGCTCACTTACCATATTCCAAATATCAGCAATAAGATCTTGATTTACGCTCATTAGTGTTTAGTCTCCATTTACAGATTCAACTTGCTCCTCAACGGCTTCTTCTGCATCTGCAATGTCAGGCTTGTTAGCGATATCCTTGATAATCATGTCCAACTTTTCACTGACCCACGCTTTTCTATATTCCAAATGCGTCTCACCTTTAAGGTCTGTGTATTTAAGTCGATTTCCATCTTTTTTCAATAATCCTTTTGCTTCAAAAAGATCTACCAATCCACTATAAGGATCCATTCCTGTTTCATATGGAATCTTAACTTGAACACTTTCAAATGGTTTTGCGTAACGTGTTTTCATAACCTTACACGCGGCTCTAATACCACGCACATCAGTTACCTTGTTACCATCTTCATCTTCTTTAAGTTTCAATTTACGCATTGCTACTACAATTGAACTTGCGTAGATAAATCCTTGACCGCCTGATATCTTATCATCCGGATCAAACATATCCTGCGAAGCATACGTGTGATTGGTACATACCATACCTACGTTGTAACTACCAATCATATTAACAGTATTACGCACGAGTGCTGTTAGTGCCTTAGGCTTACGACCCATATCACCCTTCATATCACCCTTTTGGAATTGATCAACATCTGTTGGTGTAAGCAACATACCTAGCGAGTCAATAACGAACAATACTTTTGGACGTTCTTCTTCTGCCATTTCTCTGTATTCCTTCATAAACTCGGATACAGTCTTAGCAACATCGTCAATCATTGACATGTTAAGTTTAAGTAGTTTTTCTTCTGATGTATCAACATTCAAAGCCTGCAACCACTTTTCATCAAGTGCATTCTCCGAATCAATTAGTACTACAAAGATACCTTGTTCCTGTGCTGCCTTTACGATGTTAGCAGAACAAAAATAAGATTTACCTGATCCTGATTCACCTGCAAATACTGTTACCTTGCCTAGCGGAACACCCTTGTGGAAGTCGCCACTTATTAAATAGTTTAGTGCTAGATTTCCTGTAGAAACCCAGTCTGTAGGATCATTAAACCCTACACCAAGACCATCAATGCTCTTGGTTAATGTCTTTCTGAATTTAGAAATATCAAATGCTTTTGCCATAATTACCTTTCCTTTGTAAAAAAGACTGTGAGACCTCGCTGGTTACCGTATGGAGGTTTTTGCCGGAACTCACAATCAAACTCTTTACTGTTGTTGTCTGTTACGGATCATTGCCAAAATGTCCTGTGCTCTGTTAGCACTGTCGCCACCTTCTGCTGGAGCCGCTTCAGCCACTGGTGCTGGAGTTGCTACTGGTGCTGCCTCTGCTACTGGAGCAGGTGCTGCCGCTGGAGCAGATGCTTTGGCCTTGTTAGGATCACCAGTATTTTGGCTCATTCCAGCCGGTTTAAAATACTGACCCCACTTGTCCATATCATATGCTTCACCATCAACTGATGCTTCGAACATTTCTTTCATTACCTGTAATTCAACGTCAGTTGGCTTCTTAGGAAGGAAGTCTGACAAGTTATACAAACCATGCCCATCAATTGCTGCCTGTTCATCAGCAGTAATCGAACGTTCCTTACGTGACCATTGTGATGTTGAATAGTCTGCATAGCCGCCTTTTGAAGTTTTCTTGATTCTAAAATCAACACCCTTCAAATAATCAGTTGGCAATTCTTCCAATTCAGGATCCATTAATGCACCCTTAATAATTTGGAAAATTTGTGGCCCAATGATAAAACGTCTAATTGGATTTTCTGGTTTGTTGTCTTCATTCAACGGATCGTCTGAAACAAAACCTTGGAAGATGTATGAACGCTTCTTCCAATATTTACGGCCCATGTCCTCAAGACTCTTGTCTTTAAACCATGGACGAACTTCGGAAAGAATTGGACACGCTGTTCCGTCATTGTACATTTCCACACATGGAACTTGAACAATTACGTTACGGTTGTCGGATTCGCCTTTTACACCTGCGAAAGGTAATTTGATCATCGCACGTTCTACCCAAAAGAATGTGTTGTCAGTGTTACCGTCTGGTAAGAATCTTACCACGGCTTCCTTGCCTTCTTGCATATTCCAATGTGGGTAAATTGCGTTGTCACCGCCTGATGAGCGGTTACCGCCTGTATTGTTTTGCGCTTCTTGTAGTTTTGCGCGGATCTCTGCTAATGATGCCATTTTGTAGCCTCCTTTGTTTGCCTAATTTAAATGTCATTTATGCCTAATGCATACTTACTATTATATGCAACTTTATTTATCTTGTCAACAGAAATTTTAACTAATTCTGACTTTTTAATTCCAAATCAGATTATAGAGCAGGGTGTTTCTTCCAAACAGGGCCAGTCTGTTGCCGGTCCTCCGCAAACACCAGCCAGCACCACGGGCTCGTATGCTTCTCCCCGTTCATACACAACGTCATACCCAGCACAGCCAGATAGCATTATCACAAGAACTATTAGTAGTCCTACTACTCCTAGCCATTCTATCTTATTCATAATCCGAATCTTTCTTAAATGATTGTATGTCTATGCACACTTCCAATTGTATTGGTGTTAAGTATTTTAAATCTTTCAGGCAATCAATGTTACCGTGTTGTATGCTGTCATGGACTTCCAGATCTCTTTCCACAGGACCATGCCAAATCAATCCAGCAAATAGTAAAACAACAATTATCAATCCCCAAGGACTAGGTTCTGGTGCCTTGTCCATAATATAATCTCCTAAACGCAGTCGCCTTGATCTGCTAATCTAATATAAACACCCCGATCATATTCTTCCTTGGTTA